TCATAGGCGGCGCGTTTGTCTTTATTATTAGCAAACCATTCACGATTTATAGCATTGTGTGTTTCTATGTTTTCTTCTCGCCATTTTGTTTTTGAATTGGCTGATTTTGCTGGATTGGCTATTGCCCAAGCACGAGCTCGTTCTTTGGTAAGTTCTTTGTTACGCTCATACCATTCTTTGGCTATACGTTTTTGATTTTCTTTATCTTTAGGCATAAAAATATTATATCATAAAAAAGCCCAACCTTGTGGGCTGGGCTTTTTATTATTACAAGGCTTTGATTAAAGACCTGCAGTACCAAAAATATTCCTTGCGTCGTGCCATCCTGTAGCATAACGCTCAGTAGCTTTATAGCGCATGCTATCTGTTTCAAAGTCGCCTTCCATTGATTTCTCCATTGGACGACGCATAACGAGCATGAGTCCATTTTCAGCATCAGTCTGAATCCACCAAGCTTTGCTTGAGCTCAAACGAGTAACAACGTGTGCGCCTTTTGGTAGCATACCTGTTGACTTGATTGGGTTCAAATCGTTGTCAGCAGTACCAGAACGGAGAACAGACTTGAGGATAACCTCTGCCTGGAACTCGAGTGCTGGAGGAACAACTAACTGTTCTGCCTTCAAGCGGATACGCTTACCGTTATTGTCAACAGCAGAGCGGATTTGAATTAACAACTGTTCAACAGAAGTTTGGCTCAAAGAAGCAGCTGTAGATAACTGGTTAGAGTAAGAAGCGCCGTTAGCGATTGGATGAGCTGTGTTGATCAATGTTACGCCATCACCACCAACATAACCTGCTGTGAAAGCAAAGTTTAAAATGTTTGCACATAATGTCTCTTTAGTTTCAATCATAGATTGTGCTAAGTGTTTAGCAAATGTTGATCCGATACGAATGTGATCACCATCTTCCATCAATACTTTGGTTAAAGCATATGCTAAACCATAAATTTGATAAATGAAGCGAGTGATATACAATGTACCACCCTGGTCATAGCTGACAGGAGTTCCGTCAGGCATCGCAGGAGCGGCATTCATACCGTATAACATTACTTCTTCGTGATAGTTACGTGGAATACCTTGGATTTGTTCTACGAATCCTTTCCACTCATCAGCACGTTGCTCATATACACCATCAAAGACTTCGTTGATAATCGGTTCGACTACCGCACGAAAGTCTGTACTACGCATTGGGGTTGCCATGTGTTAGTTCCTTTCGTTAGTTAATTAGACCGATACCGAAGCGGCAGCGAATTGGTTGTTACAGATTTGAACCTGAACGATTGTGTAAGTGTCACCCCATTGGTTTGTGTTACCAGCTGGGTATGCTACTTCACGTCCGAGTCCTACTACACGCACTTGACCTTGGTTACCAGAACCTACAGCAGTTGCTAACAACGCTGTGGTAGAGAAACCTGCACCACCAGTACCAATAGAGTATCCATCAGTTACAGTTGATCCAGTTGTTGTGTCAAAGTTGTACTCAGTTCCGATTGCTGCAGAAGTTGCAGAACCATTAACTTGAGCTTCATATACGAGTGCTGGGTCTGTGAAAATCCAGAAAACGATGTTTGTAGAAGCGTCTAATGTAGTTTTAGCAGCATATTTAGATACAGAACGACGACCGTCAGAGTTGGTGTACTCTACACCGTCAAAAACACCATAAACCTTACCACTTGAAGCAGTTTGGTTAGCGATTGTTAATTGGCCAGAAGATGTGATCGCTACAGGTTGAAACTGCCAGAAAGACTGGCCAGATGACAACGAGTAAGGAGCAGTATATGTTGTACCAGGGACAAATGTGTTTGTACCAACGAATGGTACTGCACGATCTAATCCACTTGGATGATATACAGGTTTCAGGCCAAAGGGTTGAAATGTTGCAGACATTTATTTTTCCTTTGTTTTGAAGTTTGTTATGAAAATCGAATATTACTATTCGCTTTAGCGGCTTCTTTTTCCATTTCCAAAATGCCTCCTTCAAGAATAGAACGACCACCTTTGCCTTCTTGAGCGGTGCTCCGAACTTGCGCGGTGATATTACGTTGATGCTCAAGAGGATCCTCGAGATGCAACATTTTCATCACTTCTTGATAGATTTCATCTGGTAATTTAAAGAGAACCATCTCATTACAGCTAACACAGCCTTCAAACTTGCCTGAGCTCATTTTGCCTAAGTTTTCAAAGCCCTTACCTAATTCCGAGGCTTTCACTGGCTCATAACCCAACGCCATGCGTTTGTCGATACTGTCATAATTGTTTGTGGAGGATAACCAGCACAAATGAAACCCAGGTATAATACCTGGAGGCAAATCAGGTAATGCACTGTTTTGCCATTTATCACGAAACGCAGCTACACGTTCCTTTTTCGATATTGCTTCAGGATCCTCAATGAGGATTCTTTCTTTTGTTTCTTCGACTCTGTCCAATAGACGGTCTTCTAAATTACGTTTGATTCTTGTATTTGCCATGATAATTAACCTTTATTTTGACGATCGTACATTGCGTATGCACGAATCATTTTGTTTCGTTTTTCTACATCGTCCCATGCGCCAGCATCTCTAATTGCTTGGACACGCTCGGGGCTTAATCTAATAGAGCCTGGTTTCATACCAGATTCACTAGCTACACGACTAGACGCTGTTGGACCCGCTCCACGTTTTGATGTAGTACCTTTACTAGCGTATCTATGAGGTAAACGTGATTTTAATCGGTTATCTAACTCCTCCCAGTATTCACTGTCAGAAGGATCCCAACCATCAGAAACAAGTTCTTGGTCAATTACTTTGGCAATTCTACTATCTGTATCTCTAGCTTGAGGATCATACCAAGAATTCTTTTTTAACCACTGTGTGGCTAATTGTTGAACTTCTGTGGCAATTTCATTCGGCACATTTTGCTTTGGTGCCTTTGCTTCCTCAATCTGTTTCTTTTTGTAATATTGGGCTTGTTGCAGACGCTGTTTAGCCTCTGTCAACTGTTCCAAATATTCTACTTGAGCATTTGCATCATTTACTTGTGTTGCTTGCAATAGTTTTAATTTAGCATATTCAACTCTAGCGGCTTCGTCTTCAATAGACTTATCCAACTGTGCAAATTGATATGATGCTGCTGTATTTTCAACTTTAGCAAGACGTTCTGCTAATTCTGCATTGCGACGCTCAAGTGCACTAATCTTGTTTTTTGAAGAAATTTCACGTTGTTTTACAAGTTCTTTTTTAAGTTTGCGTTCTTGTCTACGTTGTTCACGAATTGCTTCACGGTCTTCTTCCGTTTCGCCTTCGTCATTACTTTCTTCAGATGTTTCAGCATGAACTTCTTCTTCATCATATTCTTCATCATCTTCGTGATGTTTTTTTGTATCTTCTGGAGAATCAAAATCCTCTGGAAAATCAATTTTTGCTAATGCCGAGCCGTCTTCCATCTCTTTGACGGGTATATCCTTTTCATTTTCACTCATAATTTTCTTTCAAAATTAGTCTACAAAAGCTTTCATTTTCTGCGCATATTCAAAACTTTTAATGCGAGAAATGATTTCACGGGCTTGTAATGTAATAAACACTACTGCACCACTATCATCACCTGGGTCAACAACAAAACGGTCTCCACCATACTTAATTGTCCTTACCAAATCACCTTCTTTACACCAAGGGCCTTCAATCCAAGGCTCTAATGTGTCCGGTGATTTATATGCTAAAGGTCCAATTTGTATTACTTTGGCTACTGTTTCATTAAACTTCAGTGTTTGTTGAGTTTCATCAACAAAAATGATGCCACCTTTGCTTTTTACTTTTTGTCTACGTAACTGAACCAATACTCTGTCTCCAGCCACCTCTACACCAGGATCTACAATCGGAAAACATTCCAATTCTGTACGTAAATCTGCTTCTTCATTTTGCTTATAATCTATTGCCATACGGCAAACTCCTTGACCTCTACAGGTCTTCGTCATCCTCCGATAATATTGCTTCAATAATCGCTAGGGCATCGGATAAACCCTCACGTTTACCTACATACCGTTGATAAGAATCAAAAGTGTGTATGTTAATGCCAGAAGCAATTGCCTCTGTCATTTCGTTGTTTGCGGTTTTAATTCTTTTCAGAATCTCGCTTAAAATATCACGCAAAACTTTTCATCCAATTTAATAATTTTTCAATTTCTTCCACAGATGAATCATTTTTTAAACGGTTCCCGTCGGAGTTTTTTCCTTCTACTCTTACTAATGCAACAATTTGAGCAAATCCGCCCTTAAAATCAATAAAAGTTTCCGCTACCAATGTCTTTGAGGTTTTTATCTGGTCCAACTTTGCTTCCTTTAGCCATTTTGTTACCATTTAAAACAGCATTATTAGCACGTTTGCTTCCAGATGGTCCGTTTTCTACTTTTTGGTCTGGGCCACCAGCATAGCCAGGTGTGCCAGTCATTTTATAGGCTTTACGAAAACCTAATTCATCTTTTGCCATGTTATTGTCCTTCTTGTGGTTGTGATTGTTGTGGTTGTTGCGCTTGTTGTTGCTCCATTTGAGCCATTTGTTGCTGATGTTGCTCATTTGCTTGTTGCAACTGCTGTTGATGCTGTTGATCTGCTTGTTGTAGACCTTGTTGGTGCTGTTGTGCCGCTTGTTGTGTTTCTAAAGCATGTTGTTGCTGTGCTTTTTCCATTTCAATCTGGTTTTGCACCTGTTGTGACTGTTGTTCAAATGTTTGTTGCTGTACAGCCAGTCCATGTTGTCTAATATCTTGGTTTGCAGCGTTAATAGCATCCAAAGCAGACTGATTTTGTTCTGCTTCAAGTTGTCTTTGTTGCTGATCCATCTGTGCTTGTGCTGAAATCATTGCAACACGCTCTTTTGCAGCATTATTGATGTTAGCCATTGCAATATCTGTTGCATTACGTTGGTTATCGATACTAGTTTGTGTTGAATACTTAGCTTGTAACTCTTGAACTTTCTGTTGCAACTCTGCCAATTTGAGTTGATACTCTTGTTGTTGTTTTTGAGCATCCAACTGCATACGAGCTTGCATTTCTTCTGTTTTGCGTTTGGTTTCTGCCATTTGTGTTTGCAGAATAACGTTGGCTGTTGGGTCTTGACCAAGCATTTGTTGTTGTTTTGCTTGTTGGGCTTGTGCAACTTTTTGTGATAACAACTGAATTTGTTGAACATAAGGTGCCAAATTTGTTTTGGCGTCTTGGTCAACCAATTTAGAGGCTAATGCAAGCGCTTTTTGAGCGTTTTGGTCAAGTGGTTTCTCTTTATGTAACTCAAAATCATCTTTTCCTGATCCTGCTTGAGCCACATAATTACGCATTTCTTGCAAATAGTGCAAGGTTAAGTGTTGTTTGATGTGTTCTAAGGCAAGTGGTGAGAATACAGGCCCAATAACTGGGTTTCCACCATATGCTGGGTTGTTTGCATACTCCAAATGCACTTGAATATGGGCAATGTGATCTTGGTCTGGGAATGCGGCAGACGCTTGACCCATTGTCATTGCTACGTTTTCAAGTGCTGGGTTAGATTCCACCACACCTTGAGGGTTTGGTAGCACTTCGGAGACTGCTGGTATCTTCATTTGACTTAAAATACGGCTATATACCGCACGTATATTAAACATTCCTGGGGGCGCAGATGTTGCTAATTGCAACAATGCTTGATTTTGAGCCAATCTCTGTGTTTCAGAAAAAATATTGGGGTCAGAAACTGGTCTAACGTCATTGTTGTAAGCAAAATCACGTACTTCAATCTCTTCACCAGACTGGTTGTCCATTTCATCAAGGTACCAGTGGTTAATGCGAGAGATAATTTTTAAAGATTTGGCTTGTGAACGGTGCAAACGTGCATGAATGCTTGAGAAAACCTTAGCACCTTGCTCAATCAACGCTTGTGTTGTGCCAACGGGCATTTGATTATTGGCTTCACCAATTTTTTCTTCTGCCGTTGTCACCACACCTTTGGCTTGGTCAGTTAACCAACCCAATAATGA